TATTCGTCATCCATAAACTCCTCAAGACCTTTACGATGTTTCTTTTTTTCTTTTGTTTTGTACACAGGTTCGTCTGGTACCATCACTAAAGGATTAAATTGACCATTAAATGTATAAGTGTTTGGGTCACCTGGCATTTGTTCATGAGTTTTATATTCGCCACCATCAATCATCTTATGCTTAATGTGTTGTTGTTTTTTTTCTTTTTGTATTCTGCGTATAAACGCATAGTATATTATTTGTGTGAAATATGCAAATGGATTTTTTGATTTATTAGGATTGAAGTTGTAGATATATTGTAAACAGTTTTCAATACCATCTGATATCATTTCATCTTTGTAAGTATAGTTAATAAAGTTAGGTCTGTTAGATAAACCATTAGCAATTTTTAGAATACATGCACCAACATACTCTGGTACTTTAGGTTTATCTTCACCACACTCTTCAGCTTCTTTACAATCTTTTCTAAATTTTTCCATAGCGACTAGCAGTTCTTTATTACTTACATAGTGCGCTGGTCTTTTCTTTGCCATATTATATCTTTCTAATCAACCATTCTATATAAAAATGGTCTAATTGTCAATGAAAACTTTGATTTAGTGTAATGTTTTATTGTCGTCATCTTCATCATAACCATCATCTATGTAATCATCAAGTTCGTTTACATGTTTTTTTAAATCTTCACCATATTTTTTTCTATGATAATTGTCAATTAATTGTTGATGAGAATTGCTTGTCATAAAACCACCACGCTCTTCAGCAAGATGTAATTGTTTTTCATAGAAGGTAGTTAAACCTGTTGATGTTTTTGCAGAGTAAAGTATATGGTTGTTTTTTACTTCAACCGTATCTTCCTCTGTATAGGGTTTAACCCATCGAATAAGTGCTAATGATTCCACTATACCTGAATCCACAAATCTAGGTATTGTATGAATCTTTAAAGGATTTTTTACCGATGTGTGTGTATCAGTTTCTTTTGTGACTCTGCAAACTATCTCTTCGCCAGTCGTAAGTTTTAAGATGCTGTAACTCATATGTTTAGTGTATCTACCTTATAAGTAAACTCTTCCTCATTGTATATATTTATTCGTTCTTGAAAATGTAATAGTGTGAAGTTTTTTCTATTACCATGTGATAAGTCATCAGCTATGTCGTATAATTTAACTGTATCTTTTTGTTTGGATTTTCTTAAACCACGACCAATTGATTGTAAAACTTTTATCCTAGATTTATATGGGCTTGCAAATACAACATTGTGTAGATTACGAATATTAATGCCTGTGGAAAATACTCCGTAACTAGCGAGTATGAGTATTTGATTTTTTTTCTCAGCCAACGCTCTAATCTGTTCTCGTTCATCTGTTCCTACTCCACCATGTACAAAGTGTACTTCTCTGTCAAGGTCTTTCATCATATCATTTAGAACCTCGCCATGTTTCTCTACAAGTTGATAGAGAACAAGTGTATTACCTTTTAGAGTTTTACAAAGATTATAAATGAATTGATTTCGTTTTTTGTTTTGTACTAAAAAATTAATTTCGTCTATGTAATTAAAGTCTTTACATTGCTTACTTATATCGGCTGGATGTTTTAACACAATACAATCAATCGCCAATTTGGCAATCGTCTCATCATCCATTAAAGCTTTTGTTGTTGTTACTTGTTCTACTTCACCAAACAAACCTTCTAATACTAATCTATGTGTTTGTGTTCCGTCTAATGTGCCAGTAAATCCAAAACGATAAGGACAATCCTCTAGTTTAGTCATGATACCTGTTAATGACTTTGCTTTAAATAAATGTGCTTCATCACCAATTACACATTGATACTTTTTAAAAAAGTTTTTATTTTCTTTGTATATTGACTGCCATGTAGATATAGTTACAGGTTTGGTGGTAGTTTTTTCATGGCCTGAATAAATTTTGTGAATATGCGAATCACTCCAACCATAAGATATAAAATCACTTGCCATTTGTTCTACTAATGATGTCGTTGGTACAAGTATTAAAATGTTTACTTTTGCCATTTGTAAATATCTTACAATTGCGTATATTATTGCAGATTTACCTGACGCAGTAGGTGAGACAAATAATTTTCTTTTTTTATCTAATGCTGTTGCAAAACTTTTAAATTGATAATCATATAATTCAAATGGCATCTTTAAAGACTCTACAAATCCTTGAGCATCTTCATCACTTACTGGCCATGATATTTCACCATCAGATATAGAATAATCTATGTCGTTTTTCTGACAAAACTGTTTTATGTATGGCATCAATCCAACATAAATTTGACGAGTTTGTTTTGAGAATAATCTTATCTTACCATCCCATAATCTATTTCTTACAGTTGGCATAAACTTAGCACCTGGTACTTCAAACGTAAAGTAATCGCTTAACTCTTGAGAGATGGCGTCTGTAGTGTGAATGTGTAGATACACATCATTTTTTTTAACGATTTGCATTATATTTTTTGTACTACTATGAGATTGTCTTGTTGTTGTACAAGTCTGGCTTGATGAAATCTACTGATTAAGTCATCTACAAATTTCGTGACACCTGGTGCAATACCGTAATCGTGAAACAACATATAACCATTATCTTCTAGGTTCATCCAAATATTCATAGTGTCTCTTCTAACACCTGTTATTGTATGTTCACCATCAACTAATATTATACCAAACTTTTCTTTTAGATTTACTTTTTGTGAGTCCTCTTGTATAAACTTTAATCTCTCAACATAATCTAAAGGTAGATACTTCATAGTATCTTTTAGTTTAAATTTTAAATCAATAGAATAAACTAATCTATCTGTATCTGCTGTTGCATCTAATAAAATTACAGTAGAACCACCTTGACCTATTTCAAGAATATTACCATAGGTTTTAGTTCTTACAAAATGATCGAGGAAAGTATATTCCTCATCTCGCATTTGTTTTATTGGATTAAACCATTCCAGCTTCGAATTTTCGCCATTCAATCGCATTTTTGATATCCCACCCTCTAGATTGAATCGACTTTTGAACACCGTCCAAATATTTTACTGTTGTTTCTAAATATATTATTTTATTTTTGGCGTCAATAACTTCTTGGTCTGATTCAATGTATATGTTTAAATCTGTTTTTAAAACTTTTAAATCAAAAGGTTTTGATGCATAAACTTTGGCATCTGATTTACCACCATAGTATTCCCATTTGTCTCGGTATAACTTTGTGTATTCTCCTTTTGCTTTTGCTAATAAAAATTCAAAATTAGTTTTGTAATCTAAATATTTAGCATACAAATCTTGATTTCTTAAACTCTCTGTATCTAAATGTTCTTTATCTACAGGTAGATCGTTATATACTATTTTCTTTAGTTCGTCTAATGTCATTTGATATTTTTTGTATAACAGGTACTATTCTGTTATTTACTTTCATTGTTTTTCTATTAATAGGAAAAATCTCATTAATAGGTTCTATAAAATCAAAACTATAAACACAACTATGTCTTGTTGCAAACTGCATCGGAATAATCTTGTCAAACTGCATACACCAATCCCAATATTCAATGTGTCTATAGTGATTGATTATATAGATTTTTGGTGGATTTGTCAAGGTATAATCTAGCTCAAACTCTGGTCCAACATTGTCTATTACACAATCATAAGGTTTGTCAAAGACAGGTATGTTCTTTGCGTCTGTACAAATAAAATCGTAGTTACCTTTGTATGAAAATAAATCTTTGTATTGATCTTGTAAAGATAGTGTATTAAAGTTTCTATAGAATAAATCTTTGTCTATATTGACACACTCTTTTACATTATTACCATATTGTGCAATAAAAAAATCTAAATTAGGCCCACCACCAATACACTTAACAGTCTCAACATTCTTAAACAGATTGTTAAGTATCTCGTATTGTTCTAACTCGTAATCCCAATAATGATTATTTTGATCTTTATATAGATTAATTATTTTTTGCCACTTGACATTCACAATTCACACACACACATTCTTTTATTTTAAATATTTTAATTATTATACTTCTTAACCAGTTCATTGTCAACTCCTATAATTTGACTATCGTATATATTTTGTACGAAAAATCTGCTGTTGTTTTGATATATTGAGTATCAGTAGCTTCTTGGTCAAAACTTAATGCACCTATTGTTGTAGGATATAAATCTTCAAATCTTACCTCTGCTACTGGGTTGTTCTTGTTTGACAAAATAGTAAGTGTAGCATCTGAAAACATTGGATTTACAGGTGTGGATTGTTGAACATCACCTATGTCTAAAGAGTTTCCTTGAGTTGCACCAGTGGTGACAGACGTTTGACTTCTAAAAGTTTTAAACTGTTCCCTAGATTGTGGAAATCCAATAGCAGTTATCCAATCATGAAGCTCTTTGTAATTTTCTAAATTTTCATCTACTAAAAAAGATATATTCAAAGGTTCAAAGGTAACTTCTTCACCCTGCATTGGTATTTGTTTTAAAGGTGTAGGGAATATTGCTTCACCTAAATTTAAACCAGGCAAATTACATGCAGTCACAAAAAACTCTACTTTAGGTAATTGATTTATTACTAATCTAAATTGAGTTGGTGACAAGTAGTCTAGTGTTTCTGGTTGTCTTCGTATAGCCATAGTACTATTTATCTGTTTGTTTATCCACTTCTTCCCACTCTTTATTTTCAGATTTAACTTTCAAATCTTTTTCATTATTAGTTAACACTTGTTCTTTTTGTTCTAGTATTTTAGCATCTTCAACAATCGTGTCTAGAATATCTGTGGGCTGTGGTTTTACAAGGTACACGAATCCTATGAACAAAATTACTATTGCGATTGTAAATTTTATATTCATGGGATACCTCATCTATTTTTGTAGTATTTATGATTACACGCATAAAAAAAGGGGGCCGAAGCCCCCTTTTGGAATTTAAGTTCAATTAAGATTACATTAAGTTTGTAACTTGTACTCTTCTGTAGTACTTGTTAGTGTTCGCAGAAAGTGAAATCGCACCTTCAGCAGAAGCAGCAACAGTACCAGTATGGAATGGGTTAGCAGCCATACCGTATCTTGTTTTGAAACCAATTTTT